TTTGGGTTTGTATTTTTCTTCTAAAAATTTCAGTAAATTACTCGCATCTATCGTGTATCTTTCCTGTATATTTTCGGGGATTTTTGTCAATAATGTTCTCACATTTGACTCGCTAATGTTTTCCGAATATATTTCGTAGACGCGAGTTGTCCAGCCTCCCCATACCACAATGTTTACCTCATGCAAGGCTTGAAACACACTTTCCGCCAGATCGTTTTCCGTGACTTTTTCCAGAGTCTGGCTAAATGCCCACGAGAAAATGGAACTCGGCTCTTCTTCCGTTTTCGGGGAAAGTTTTTCGGTATATATTTTCGGAGTGTAAGCGATAAACGCATTCATAAAATCGAGTTTTGTAACTTGGATATGTAATGTTCTTGCCACAGCAGCTTCGACTTCAATACCCACCACCTGCGCAGCCGTCCCCAGAAAAAATTCGTACACCGCATCCATTTGTATTAGTGCGATAAGAAAAATTGAAATGCTCATTGTCGAGAGACACCCTTCTTTCAATACCTTGTACCTTGTATCCTATATTCACCATGGAATGCCCTATTTGCTACGAAACGATTCAACCCGTGAACTCGTGTACCACCCCGTGTGGCCATTCGTTCTGTTTTAACTGCATGATTCAAGCCTTGCAGCAAAATGGAACATGCCCTTGTTGTCGAGCGCCATTGGTCGAAAACAAGGATCAAGAAGAGCCAGAAGAAGACGACGAAGACGAAGATTCTACCATTGATTCGAATTTCGAAGTGAATGATCCGGAAGAAACACAAATCGAAATAGAAAAAGTGGTCGAGTCCTTCTCTCGTCTGGGATACGATTTGAAAGACGCCATTTCTCTGTTGCTATGCCGATACAGTCGCACCGACCCCAAATACACGCGACAATACATCTCGGACTTGAATGACGGGTTTGACGAAATGATGGAAGATCTCGAAAGCGAGAGATTTGAACTAGAAGGATTCGCCGCCGAAGATCGCGATGCAGGTAAAGTATGTTAGACCGTAATACTCTTGGAATTTGTGATAAAAACTTGTCCTAAATGGGCACCTTTTTTCACGTGTTTCATGGAAGTGTATATAATTTCCACCTGTTTCGAGGCGCGTAATTTGGCGGTATGTTGTTTGCAAAGGAGTGCTCCGCGTTTTAGCCATTGCCGGCGTTCCCTTTTGTCCAAGAACATGTCGTGAAAATGCAAGAGAACATGGCAAGAGGAGGTGTCGCCTCCGGCGTGGAACCAGACGTCTTCTGGGTTCGTGGATTCGTCGAGAACGGCGAAATTGTCCGCGGCATTTTGGCCGATTTGATAGACAATCTCTTGGCCGGCGTATTGGATTATTTCCGTTTTCATGGTTTGTGTGGGGGGTGTTGTTGAGAGGAGGGAAGTCTCTTACTATAGGGGTTCAATTTTTGGTAAGGCATCCTGGATGCCGACCGTGAAAAGGCATCCTGGATGCCGACCGTGAAAAGGCATCCTGGATGCCGACCGTGAAAAGGCATCCTGGATGCCGACCGTGAAAAGGCATCCTGGATGCCGACCGTGAAAAGGCATCTTGGATGCCGACCGTGAAAAGGCATCTTGGATGCCGACCGTGAAAAGGCATCCAGGATCAAGGCACCGACAAGGGAATGTGTTCATTCTGAATGAGTTTGGTGACAAAAAAGGCAATCGTCCAATGGTCCCTCGAGAGAAATTCAGAAACACACTGTTTTATCTCTCGCTCTATTTGTTGGAGAGTAAGCCGTGTATGGGAATAGACAATGCTATCATGCCGGTAAATGGGCGAAGCGAAAAAGTCGCCAATAAAAAGAGCGCTTCGCGTGGTCAGTTCCCGCCATTTCCAAGTGATGGAGCAGTCGAGAGGATGGCCATGAATATCCAAGGTATGCGTGTATTTTTTCCGGTGAAGCCGGCGTTTGACCTCGTGCAAAATATGCGGGAGATCAAGCGGATTGTCGTTTAAATCTACAATTTTTATATTGAGATTGTGGGTATAAAGACGCGATATATCGACGGACGACATAGGGGTAGTTATACTGAACGGCGATTATCCAAAATACCGATTTTGTGATCTCCGCTCATTATTTGAGTGGAAGATCGCGGACGTTCATATAGTATGAGACGAGATTTTGTATTTGATGTTCGATTTACACCAATTGCTGCAGCATACCACTTGATTGCCTGCGATATAATAGACGTATTTATTTAGGGGATCGACCCAGTTTCCGCAAGACACGCATTCTGGCGTCTTCTCTCGTTTCATCAATTCTTGCACGACTCGTTTCATCTTGGATCGGTGATCGACATTGTATTCGGCAATTGCGTCTTGGAGAACTTGAGGGAGAGATTGGATTCGGGATTCTAGCGACATGACGGTTGTTGGGAGGATTGATTTCATATATGGACTATGGAATCAATTTTTACACGATCGTATTTAGCTATTTATATGAAATGCGCACTATTATATAAGATGAATGAATCTACAGAATTGCAAACGTTTTTATTGAATCTATTATCCCAAGCTGCCAAAAACGCACTTGTCCAGGCTATACAAATGGAATCCGGCACGAAAGAATATGATAAATTCAATTTGGAAGATATCGAGATTACAGATTTACTTGGAACTGGCGCATTTGGTTTGGTGAATTTATGCTATTTTAAAACGCGCCCCACCGAATTATTTGCATTAAAACGGATTGATATCAGTAAAATCGAAGATATTTCTAGAATAACCGACCAAACCACACGTGAAAACATGAAAAAAACGGTAATAGAACAAAACATAAAACGCGTGAACAAAGAAATCTCAATATTGAAATATTTAAAAAAAGGAAATGTATGCAGATCCTCATTATTATGTTATCGAGGATCAACTAGTGTGGGAAATATGCATTATATTTTAACGGATTATAAAACCGAGTTTGATCCTCTTTCAAAAATGCCGGCATTGAATATACAAACAATAGAAGATTTAGTTAAGTTACCCAAGGATCAAATAACCAAATTTTTAAAAATATTCGAAAATATTTATAAAGCCATTCTTGAAATACATTCAATTGACGTGGTGCATCTTGATATAAAACCTGAAAATATTTTATACCATCCAGATAATTGTAATATAGTTATAATTGATTTTGAAGGTGCATGTAATCATTGCAAAAACACAAAGATCCCATCTACAGAAGATGTGGTAACATTCGAATGCACGGATTTTACATATAGTTTTGGTTACGTAGATATTAGATGGTATTCGTATAGACAGAATGAAACATCGCAGTTTTATCCTTCACATATTCTAGATATGAAAAATAAAGAAATTGACAATGGATCGATATTGAATAAATTCAAAAAAGCGGACATTTGGTCGTTGTGTGATATGTTATATGTAAAAATGTTTGACAATACAACTCATGTGTATATGCACAAACTAGACGATATAATGAATATTAGTATACAACCTAATTTTTCTATATCGCGTGTATTCGAAGATACGCCATATAACAAAGATCACATAAATGCGTACGATGCACATTTTGCAAAACGTTGGTATTTATATGAATACGTTCTAATTAGAAAAAAATTTCCCGACCAAACAAGAAAAAAAATTATAGACATATGGAATAAATATTTCGAAATTTGCGACAAATTAAATAGCATTGCGGTTGAAAAAAATATAAAATTACCCAATATTCGAGATTCGTTTGCTCCTTATTCGGGATGATATAATGAGAAAAATGTCTATACGTTAAACATCTTATATACCTATCACGCGATCCAAATATACCAACTGTCCGTATCAATCCATATTATTGATTTATACGGAATTTTTACACGATCGGGTAGCTTGCTTCGAGCAAGATCCCGCACTGCCCGTCTTTCCCATTGTACGCATCGCCCCTCGCTAGACGTATATACCCATTCTCTCCCCACGAAGTCGACCAACTGTTCTTCACTTTATAATAGTCGGGGGAATACCCTACTGCGAGAACCCCGTGGTCCAAATTGGTGCCGCATTTCCCCGTGAAAACGCCCGACTTGTACAGCTGGAATTCGCGCTGGTCTGCCTCGATGGCCACCGCCAAAGGCCGCTGCGACAAGGCCTCCACAAAACTGGCGTCCGAACTGGGTTCCACATCCACAAAGGTGCGAATGTCCGAGCCAGCCACTTCTATACACTTGGTCTCGCACGCCCCCGAGGTCAGGGTTTTCCCGGAAACATAGGGATAATCGGCCAACAAACAGACCCCATCGTTCTTCATGATCCAGGTGAAGGCATTGTCCATCAGACCCCCATTGCAACCATGGTCTTTCCCCCCATTCTTCAGGTTGTCGCAATCGACCAATTGTTGCTCAGAGAACTTTTGTAGCTGGCCAGTTTGGATGGAAAAGGCGCCCTCCAATGCACCAATGGCGGAGAAACTCCAGCAAGACCCGCATTGTCCCTGGTCTTGAACCGCGTTCACGGCACCCTTTTGTGTCCAGTCAATTTCCGAAGGAATGACCAAAGGAGTGGCCGTTTTTGCGGGTCGAACACGAATGGTGGCTGCGGGATAAAGATACCTCTGAACCCATTGCGAAAAATCGGCCGTGTCCATGCCGGAAAACTGGTTGTGGCCGAGAGAATACGACAAGTTGAGCCCATTGATGCGCTCGATAAACACATGGTTATCGATCCACTTGGCCAACACGGATTGGCGGTGTTCCTTGTCCTGGAAGGACACGCGGAATTGGCTCGCCCATTCCTCAAACTGGGGTTCGTAGGAATTGGACCGAACGAAGATAGAATAAAAAAAGGCCGAATAACAAAAAGCCGCAATGATCCACGCCATGATTGTATACGCCATTACTATCCACGTATTTATGTATATTTCATTTATTTTCAAGATCAAGAACGAGTTCCAGACGGATCTTGTTCTTGATCTTGTTCTCGTCCTCAAACAAAAATAGACGGAAAGGGTGTTTGGAGTAGTTTGCCAAATGGTGTATGGTACTAATACGCGAGAGAATCTTGAGTTCTTCCAGATAAACCATGTACGAAAAGGTCCCGTCGGGTTTGATCACTTGGTCAAAGACCACACCTTGATGGAGATGCTGCATCCATTCTGGATGCGCATAACATTGTTTGAGCACGTCGCAGTCAATCTCGACCTTGCGTATCGACCGCATCGTCGTGTTGATATAATCGAGATCGTTTCGCCATCGATCGACGAATTCCTGCGCGTCTCGCGAGAGCCGGGTCACGACCCCGTATTCTTGGGAAAACGTGATTTGGTTCAAGAGATCGACCAGCCGGCGTATGGGACTCGTGATATGCGCATAAGACTCCGTTTTTAGAATAGCGTGTTTGGCGTCGGGACACAACACGTAATTGCCCGTAGTATGGTTCCAGTTCGAAATAAGACGTTGTGTATTTTTGTCCAATCCGTCGGGAATCTCTCTGACCGTTTGTTCATACGACTCCGTATTGGTCAGCGCGGCTTGGCGGAAAACACCCTTCCCCTTTTTTGCCAAGTATTGTCCGCATGTTTGGTTCATGAAAATCATCCAGAAAGAAACGGCGTCGTGGCTATCCTCGACCGCGGGGTCCAGCCGTTGCGTGATGGAGAGAAGGCGCTGGTAACACGGATTCCGGAGGAGGTCGGGGGATTCATAGACGTAGTTTTGATGAACCTGGATCTCGACGTTTGCGAACTGGATCGTGTCCATATGAGGAACCCCGTTCTCCATGTCGAGAGAAAGGCGGAACGCGAATCGGGGTTCGCCCTTATCCAAACTGCAGAGAGAATCGGCCAAAATGGTGGGGAGCATGGGACGTCGGAAATCGGGCAAATAGATGGTGGATACGCGTTTCGAGAAAGAACGCCAGAGCCCCATGGTATCGAGCCAGACATAGACATTGGCGATATAAATATGGATGCGGGTTCGGGTGGGGGTCAAGGATTCGACGGAAAAGGCGTCGTCAAAATCGGACGAACCTTTCGGATCAATGGTGAAGATATGTGGCGAAGGGTCCGCTTGGATCTGGTAGTCGGCATTCTGCCGTATTTGGGTTGTATAATCAGACAAGGGTTTGGTGGAAAGCGCGGCTTTCGTGGTTTTGTTGAAATCTGCGATGCTTTCGTGGAGAGACCGGCAATAGATTTGGTATTCGTAGAAGGCGTCGAGTTGGTCGACGGTGCCGAGGTTTTCGCGCAAGATGCCGTGGGGGTGTTTCTCGGTCCATTGATCAAACTGGAACACGACGTAGCGGTTCTTGATGTCTTTGGAGAACCCGAGTTTTTGCTCGTAAGGGACTAAGAAGACGGGGAGAAAGCGGTCATTGGGTACGCACTGATAGAGAAGACGTTTTTGGTTGGCAGTTCTGCCGTAGGTTTTGCTGCCTTCGAGGAGGAGAACGCCCGGGATCAGAAGTTGGCGGGTGGGGGAATAGACGAGATCGCCGTTGGGGTGAATGGTGTCTTTGGTGAAGAGTTTCTTTTCGGCGGGGTTCCAATTGGCGACAGGGGAATCGACACGCTCGTAGGTATCTGGATTCGCGAAATACCAGGCATCGTACTTACGGGATTCAATGAGAATTTTCATGGTCGACATGTTGATGATTTCATTACATATATATACGGGGGTCTGTTTATATATGTAGGTAGTGAGGTTAAATTTTATTGGTCGGAGTATATTTCGAATAATTTTTAACTAACCATAGTTCGAAAATTTGAACAATATCGCGTTCCTTGATATACAATTCAACATTCTCCGGATCAATACCCTCTTTCATACAATTTGTCTCGTTCACAAAGTTACACAATTGTAGTTTACTATTATTAAACTCGTCTATCTTTGCGGGTATATCTGTTTCGGTAATGGTCAATCGTTGTTTTCTTAAGCTATTACTAATATACTTTGTTCTTATGTAATTGAACGCTTCGTTCGTTAATTTGTCTTTATTATTTATCGGCGATTTGATCTTATTATACTGCGTAATAAACCATCGAATATATTTTGCAGATAACGTAGAGTCATATATAGAGTCATATAAATACTCGGAATCTGTGGGAAGATATACAGAAGGAGGTGTCATTTTATAATGAAGGTAACCTCGCATTGCAATATTATACATGATAGGTAAAAACGGTTTCAACATTGGGTCATCAACATATGTATTGCTAGATTTGTTGTCATAATACGATAATGCAATATCAAATTGCTTCTCAATTTCATACTTTAATTGTTTAATTGCGTCACATAGATCTGACTTTTCTTTTGACAGAGTAAAATGGTTACCTGTCATCGTATGACATAGGTCATTCGCCTTATCTATAAACTCTAGAATATACTTCTTATCAAATTTAAAAATGCTGGATTCCTGGACAGGTTCTATGACAGGTTCCTTGGGTTCTATGAAAGTTGGTTTGATTGTAATGCCAAGAATTTTCTCAATATCTTGGAATTTCGAGTTTAATTTGGAAATTAAAATATCGTTCACGTATACATTTCTGGAAACATTAAAATAGAAACTATCGAATCGTCTGGTTACTTTATTAATTTGTATTTGTATTTGTTTACCCCAATAGTTAGCGAAAACTCCGATAATGTCTTTCTCCACATGTTTTTCCATATATTTCTTTGATCCGTATACCATACTCTCTTCCATACGTTTATTTTTGTATTCCGTATTATAAAAATTATATAAAACTGATATATCAACTTTGTTGAATTCCTTGTATATTCTTAAACATTCCATCTTCAACAGTAACTGCAATTTATAAATTTCATTTTTGACATATTTTCGGTTACGTTTATCCTTGTTCTGTAAATACTCATTCATCACATCCGTTTCTCCCATTACACTAATCATATTGTAAAAATTCGTATTGTATTCATTGGTCATTTCATCAATATAATATCTTGCAATTTCTTTTCCAGTTATATTATCATTACCATATTCCTCCGGTATAATTTTATTCTCAATCAACGTTCGAACTGTCATATTAATGACATCATCAACACTCTTTTCTTTTGGGGCATCCGGAACCTTAATCGCCCCATCAGCCTGGGGTTCTTTTGGGGTTGGTGCATCCTGAGTCGGTTGAATAATGGTTTTATTAATGGGAGTTTGCTTGTCCGTCACATTTCCCAGAAGATTAGAGAATAAATCAGTTATCTTTTTATTAATAATATCCTTTCCTGCCGTTTCGTATTTTAGTTGAATTGACACGTTATATACAATATTATTCTTCACATTTTGTCCACATTTCAATCCGGCCAAAAAATTGTAATTGTCATTCACAAACTTTTCATAAAAATTTCCATTCACAATATTTCCATTGCTATCTCGGCGCAATGAATTCTTTACTACATTCATGATATCCGATTTTTGTTGTAGTAATACTACCGGCGGAGCAAGGAATGGAGATGCAATCACCAATAGCGAACCCCGAAATACGCCTGCTGCAAGAATGATTCCACCCATAAGTGGAGCGGATAGAGGATATACCACCATTATAACGTTTGCTACATTTGCAACCGTTTGCAATAACGTGACAAGACCACCGGTTATGCCATTTCGATAGACAAAACTAGCAGACTGTTTCGTCATATTTTTGATAGTGGTGGCGAATTTACCTGCATTTTTAGAAACATGCATTTGACCATGAATCAGCTTTATCCCGAAATTATAAAGTCGGTTACCTTGTGTGTTAGCTTCGTCAAACCGATTGGCCCATAACGTGGTTCGGTCAACTGCGTCCCTGTAGAACTTACGCATTCCCCTTAATTCTTCTTTTTCGTCGTAAATTCCATTTAACTCTTGTTCTTTCAAGATGTCAATATATTTATTCGCTTCGGGACTTAGTGTGGTATCTGGACCAGTTAATTCGACGTCATACCGAAACACGTTATTAATGTATAAATCATGTATTTTATCGAAATACATCAGAAACTCGTATTTGGTTTTTTGTTCGTTGTCAAAGGGGAGTTTTTTATCGCCAAGTGCTCGTCCAACTGCGCTGATCGTATCCACTATGCCCCAATTTAGATTCGACCCTCCGCGTTTGCGTGTATAGAGACGTCTCGTTTGTCGTCGCATTCTGGGTTTTCGACTGCGTTTATTGTGTTTTTTGGTCTTGCCGCCAATTTTTCTACCCACGTCCTTTGGAGGTTCACTATTCCCAAACCCAAAGGTACTTTTAACTCCTCTGGAGATGGCAGAAGTGGTTTGCATCATTTTAGACCAACCCGTATATTGATTGCCTTTGTCGATAATGTAATTTTCATACGAAGTTTCGATATCTACATCGCTATACAAATCATGGATTCTCTTTAATAAAACGGAAAAATAAAACGCGTATTTTTGTATTTCGGTGATTTCGCTGAATATACTGCTTTCAATGTGCAATCCCATTCCGTAGGGATGTTGAATTCTACTGGTGTTGTCAAAATTGGTGTTAAATTTCATCATTAAACTCTTTTTTGGATCCGGGGTGGTAAACTTGTGTTTTGGATCATTGTGCAATGTAAGAAACGTCTCAAATGATATGCCTTCAACTATCATCTTTTTATAATATTCAAAGTCAAGTAATTGTTCCATTTTGGTGTTTTTGGGCGTCTCTGGAATAACTTTGGGTGAATCGGATATTTCGGATCCGGCTTTGTCTGTGTCTTTGTCTTTGTCTTTGTCTTTGTCTTTGTCTTTGGCTCCGGCTTTGTCTTCGGCTTCGGGTTCCAATTGTGGTTTGGTGTCTAGGTTTACGTTATTTGCGCCAGCTTTAATTGCATCCTTTGGTATGTCTACAAACTTTACATTATCAATCATTGACGTGTATATTTCTAACTTAATATCTTCGGCTTGTTGTTGTTCTGAGGGTTCTGTCACACGACTGGGTAGGGTTTTAAACACCTTGCCGGGTGAATCACCCTGAACTTTTGAATCAATCACAAACACTTCATTGAAAAAATGATTGTACTGATTCACGATCTTGGCAATTTTCGTATGTATCGATAACAACTCTTTTTTGTACAATTTGGGTTTTATACCAAGTATTTTTTTTATGGCAGATACGCGATGAAACAAATGTTTGTTCTCCTCGGTCATGTCTTTGTTCTTTATTAGTTTGAAATTTTCGTATAATAAGTGGTAAAACAGACTAGTATCTTCAGTGTTTATTGTTTTTATGGTATCGTTTACCTTTTCAGAGAGAGTTTGTATTGAGTCGATCAGCCATTTTTTGTCTATGGATTCAGATTTCATAGATTCAGCAAAACTTATATTTGTAGGTTCAGGTTGAACTCTCGTAGGTTCAGCAAAACTTATAGTTTTATCAATTATATCGGAAGTATTCTTTTGTAGATGTTCCTCCGCATTATCATTCAGATATTTATCAATTGCCTTATCGATAATGGGTTTAATTATAGTATCCGTATCCAAATTATCCTTATTGAATAATTCCAAAATGATAGAAAGGATCAAAGGATCGATTGTATATTGGCGCGTCGAGAGTTCGGCGTCTAACTCTGATAATTTTTGTATACCATTATATTCTGATTGTAATGCATTAAAATCTTTGTTATCCGGATACGCTTTCAATGGGGGGGTAATACTCTCTATCTTTGTTTGAATCTCCTTGCCAATCTTATAAAAGTTTGCAATATTTGTCGAATCATATGTTTGATTTAAAGGCCCAATAGTCAAATTTCCAAGAGCAGTAGCTTTTACATCATTGTTCTTAATATCAGGGTTCACATAGGAAACATAGACATTTACATTCTTAATATTTTCATTCAACTTACTGTTATATTCTTTTTTAATTTCACGTATGTCCTTTTGTATTTCCATCGCCTTCTGAATCAAAAGCTCTTCGTTTTCCATTTTTTCCCTTAGTTTGATTAACTTTTTTAGTACATTTATCATATTGAGTAATTTGTGTTTGTCGTCCTTTAATGTAGATTCATACATATCATTTTGTTCAATGAATGCTTCCAACTCGTCCGAAGTTAAATCATTGATTTTATATTCGACCTCAGTTTTATCAAACGCATAATTATCGTGTAAATAATTACACAACATAATCATAATCGAGTTCAAACTACTTTTGGAATGGATGCTCTTTGTCTTTTTCACTATATCCTGAACCAATTTATACTGTAGTTTCTCCTTTTCATTCTCAAAATTATTACCAAACCAAATGGATTTTTGGTTTTTCATTTTACCTAATTTGTATACGTTATAGTCCTCGCCTTTTGCGATGGAACTGAATGCATCCCTCGGGTCCGAACCCGTAGTTGCTGAACGTGCAAGTGCTTGTGCTGAGACGGATGTATAATATGCTGTACCTTTTGCCGCTTGTTTTGCGCCTGTTGCTAGGCTTGCTACACCGGATGCTAACGAGCCAAAAATGCCGCCCCCCCTTCTTTTTTTTGTAATGCGCTTTCTCTGTGCTTTATTTTTCCGTTTAGACTGACGATGTATCGCACGTTTTATTGTTTTTTTGTTTCTAGTGTTCCGTTTTTTATGAGCACGTTTTCTTCGCGTCGATATCATTATATAATAATGCTGTATAATAAACCCAAATAAACACTTCTCTCGATATCTACGTAAAACCATGTCGAAAAACAAACTCCTTATCGTTGAATCCCCCTCCAAATGCGCCAAGATCGAAGAGTATCTCGGTCCCGACTACCAATGCATCTCTTCCAAAGGTCATTTTCGAGAGATAGCAAGTCTCTCCGATATCGACACCAAACACTCCTTCCATCCAACCTACACCCTCATTGAAGAAAAGGCCGACCACGTCGCCAAAATGCGGAAAATCATCGCCAAATACTCCCCAAAAAACATCTTGTTAGCGACCGATGACGACCGCGAAGGCGAGGCCATCGCCTGGCATATTTGCGACGAATTCGGGCTCTCGGTAAATACTACTCCCCGTATTGTGTTTCACGAAATCACCAAACCTGCCATTCAGAAAGCGGTAAAGGAACCAAGAACCCTAAACCTTTCTCTCGTGGCCGCTGCCAAAGCGCGCCAAGTCCTCGACATGATTGTCGGCTACAAACTCTCTCCCCTCCTATGGCGCAACGTCGCCTCTTCCAAGAAAAAGGCCTTGTCTGCCGGCCGGTGCCAAACACCTGCCTTGCGGCTCGTCCACGACAATGACGTTTTGCTAAAATCCCACGACAAAAACATGATCTGGCATGTCCACGGCCATTTCTTCCCGAAATCCATCCGCTTCCGGTTAAACCACGCCTTCGCCACGCTCGACTCCGTGCAAGACTTCTTGCTAAAATCCGCCGATTTTTCGCATACCTTGTCCATCGACGCCACCAAACCGTCCACCCAATCCGCGCCGAAACCATTGACCACATCGAGGCTCTTGCAGCAATCCGGGCTTTCCCCCAAAACGACCATGGAACTCTGCCAGACCTTGTACCAGTCTGGGCTCATCACCTACATGCGCACCGATTCGGCGAAATACTCGCCCGTGTTCCTCGATTCGGCGAAACAATGGATCGACAAAACCTACGGGGCGGCGTTTATCGGCGATCTCTCGTCTCTCGAGCAAAAAGACGCCACGCAACCCCATGAAGCGATTCGTGTCACTAACTTGGCGCAAAAACATTTGCAGCATGAAAATGCCAGTCTCTCTAGACTCTACTCTTTGATTTGGAAACACACAGTCCAATCATGCATGAGCGCGGCCACGTCGCAGAAAACGGCGGTCCATGTTTCTGCGCCGGATTCGCATACCTACGAATATGTCGTAGAAACACCCCTCCATCTAGGATGGAAAAAGTTGTCGGAAACTGAACCGGCCGCAAGTCAAGAGACGGCGCTCTTTTATTTCCAGAGTTGGAACCGGGAGAAAGCGGTGCCTTGGACGAAAATCGACACAGAACTGGCTCTGGAATCCCGTCTCTCGCATTACACGGAAGCATCGTTGATCAATGAATTGGAGAAGCGAGGGATAGGACGACCATCGACCTTTGCTTCGATTGTGACGACCATTGTGGAACGGGGATACGTGAAAAAGACGGACGTGGCGGGAAAAGAGGTGGAATGTATAGAGCCGTACTTGGAGGGAGGATCTCGCCGTATAGAGCCGTACCTGGAGGGAGGATCTCGTCCACTAAAAACCCGTTCTTTCAAAAAAGTATTTGGGCAAGAGAAGGGGAAATTGGTGTTGCAGTCCATCGGGTCTCTCGCCCTCGCCTTTTTGCTCGAGCATTTCGATTCCGTCTTTGCCTACGACTACACGGAATCTCTCGAACAAGCCCTCGACCAGATCGCCGCCATGCCACCAAACGAATCCGCTATTATGGGACCAAAAGTATGTCAAGATTGTCTGCAAGACCTCATTCGGCAGATGGAACCTCTCAAACACGCGAAAAAACAGACCTTTGCATTGCAAGACCCCCATTATGAGCTCGTCTTTAGCAGTTACGGGGCGTCGATTTGTCATCGAACCGAATCGGGGGAAAAGGAATACTTTTCCGTGGACCCCGAACGAGAGATTGATTTAGAGAAGGCGAAACGGGGAGAATACTCGGCCGACGAATTGATCTGGAACACGCATTTAGGGGTTCTTGAAGGGAACAATGTCGAACTGAAAACGGGGAAATACGGTCTCTACGCCGAATGCAACAAGAAAACGGTCAGTCTGAAATCGCTGGGGAAAGGGATCAAAGAAATCCGCATGGAAGACGTTGCGCCCCTGTTTCAAGCGGCGGCTCCGCCGCCGGTATCCAAATCCGTCTTGAAGGAACTTACTCCCCATCTCTCGATTCGCAAGGGAAAATACGGAGCGTATGTGTTTCATCAGACACCCGCGATGGAAAAACCGGCCTTCTATCCCCTGAAGGAAATGACGAAAAAATGGGACCAAGTGGATACGGCGACCTTGATTCAATGGATACACACCAACCATTCTCTTTCCATTCGAACCGAATCTAACCGCTAAATATATATTCCGCATATTCATTCCATTTCTGAATCATGGCATCTTGTTTTCCCTATATGCGAACGGTGGTCTTTGCCGTGATCTTCATCGTTGCCTTTTCCATGATTCAAGCGAAACCTCCGCCTTTGGACTCGACGGATTGGAAAGAGGGGCGCATTTCCACCTCGACGTCGGCGTCGGAAATCATTGGTCTCTGGATTTTCATGTTGACAAACTTAGTATTTAGTGCGATTCTGGCAAAAGACGTGATGAAATTGATGGATTCCTTTGCCGTTTTGCCGACATACACCATTGTCCGCGCCATTGTCATAATTATCGCGATTGGGCTCAACATGGCGTCGAGCATCATGTTGCTATTGACCATGCTCAAACTGCGCCATACCTTTTTGTCGGCCAATCTAGACCAAATCCATTTGTCGCCGGAGGATCGGGGCAATCTGAACAAGGCCGAAGTGATTTTTATTACCGCCGTCACCTTTTTGTTTCTCTCGAGTTTGACCGTTTATATGCCAGGTAACGATATTTACAATGCGTGTTACGAGATCTTCAACTATTTGTTAAAAAACCAATTTGCCCACTTTTTGCGCGTGGTGTTGCCGTTTTTGGCGTTAGGGGTGGGTAGCGCCTTGTACGACAAGATGATTACGAGTCCGTTGAACCAGAAATGGTGTAATCCTGGGCCGGGATCCGATCCAAACTTTGATAAGTTTAGACATAGTTTCATCAATACATATTGGCTGTTGTTTGGTATAGTGGGGTTATTCGTGGTGAAATACTTGATGGATAACTACGGGATCCCTGTGTTATTAGAGTGGGGATATATCGACACATCGAACCCGATTGTCATTCCCGGATGGGGTATAGTCGCTTGGTTATTCTCATGCATAACTGCCTTGCTCTCTCTTAGGTTTGGAATCAGCGAAGACGTGTATAGATACTATCTCGCTTTCGGGTTGGTGATGGTCGTGTTGGGGCTAATCGTCCTGTTGGCGTCCTTGTCGCGAAAGTAGATAACGTCTCTCTATTATATAACATCAATATGCAACAATTTCTAACATATGCGAAAGATCTGTTTCCAAAAGATCTGTTTCCAAAAGAGGTGACAGAGAAGTTTCGTTTAGAGTCAGATGTGACCGGTAGTGACCAAGCCTATCTGGCGTTCCGCTGGGACAATTTCACGGATTTAGCCAAATGGGGCATCTCCATCACAGCCCTCGTATACGCCAGTCTCTCGATCAAATACTTTGACCAAATCAAGGACAAGCATCCTTGTGCCGAACACGTCGAATTAAAAAACTATTACATCCCTTTTGTCTGTTGCGTGATTATCCTCTTTTCCCTCTCCATCATCCACCCCTATCGCCTCGCCCTGCTATTCGAGTTCATCATCAAATGGCTCGTTCCCCCCACCCTCCTCGCTCTATCTGCTTACCTGGTATTTTTGACGAACCAGATGGCGCATTTTACCCACATGAAAGTGGTCGAATAAATCAATATAAAGCACCCATGATGTTTTCCAATACACATCATGCGTTATTATGAAACACACTACGAGGAATATATCAAGGCATCCAAGGCCAAAGATTTCCATCCGGAATTGGATCCAGTGAGAGAAAACATGCCTCCGTCCGTTTCGAAATTGGGAAACGTGATTTTGTACGGACCCTCCGGGTCGGGAAAATACACGCAAGCCTTGCGCATGATTGATCCCTATTCCCCCAGCCGGCTCAAATACGACAAGAAAATCCAGGCGCAAACGGAAAAACATGCCTACCATTATCGTATCAGCGACATTCATTATGAAATCGATCTCTCGCTTCTAGGTTGCGAATCGAAACGCCTTTGGAACGAATGTTTTTTCCAAATCGTGGAGATTGTTTCCATGAAACAGGGAAAAGAGGGCATCATCTTGTGCAAGAATTTCCACGGGATCCACAGCGAATTGTTGGAGATGTTTTACAGCTACATGCAACACACAAATACACTCCATATAAAACTCGCCTTTTTCATCTTGACGGATCATGTCAGTTTTATCCCCAACAACATTGCCCAGTGTTGCAAGATGGTGCACATCCAGCGTCCCGACGCGGAGAATTACGTACGCGGGTTCCAGCCCATTTGGAAACACCTTTCCCCCGACTCCATTCTGAATTTGAAAGAGATGAATTACGTATCTCTCGTTTCCGAAGTGGACGAACTCCCGAAAGACGTCTTTAACATTGTTTGTGATAACTTGATTCGAGAGATGGAGAACCACGAACAGGTACGTTTCGCCGAATTCCGCGACCAATTGTACGACATTTTGCTGTACGGGCTGGATATCACGGATTGTCTCTGGTATATTCTGCAACACTTTATCGAAAAGGGATTGAAAGAAGAGAACGTCTCTCGCATCCTCTCCAAAATATACGTCTTTTTAAAATATTACAACAACAATTATCGCCCCATTTACCATTTAGAGAGTATTTTCTTTTACATATTAACCGAAATTCATGACTATGAACCGATCTCTTGCGTTCCAAGTCCTCGGGCTATGCGACCCAGCGACGCCCGAGGACATCAAGCGGAATTATCGAATGCGAATATTGAAATATCATCCAGATAAAAATGCGTCGGCGGACGCGGCAGAACAGTTTCGAGAGACAAAAGAGGCCTACGATTTCCTGCGAATTCGGGAAGATGGACCGCATCTATCAGCGTCGGCAGCGACAGATTCGGTATCCTACGATTCCGTGTTGAAATCCTTTCTCTCCACTCTTTGGGATGACGAACCCAAATCCGTCGCTGCCGCACTCTTTTCCCTCCTAATAAAACGTCTAGTGAAACACTGCCATTCCAATCTCTCCATTTACTTGAAAAACATTGACAAAAAAGTACTCGCCCGGGTATACGATGTCTTGCGACAATACCAAGACGTCTTTCATATTCCGGTCGAGTTGTTGTCGAGTATACAAGACATTTTGCGCGAACCCCCCGTGGAATGTATTTTGCTGAATCCATCTCTCGACGATTTGTTTGCCGAGAATGTGTACAAGCTGAAATACCAAGAGTTGACGGTCTTGGTTCCTCTGTGGCATCAAGACTTGGTCTATGATTTGTCGGGATCGGAACTCCATGTAAAATGTTTTCCCGTATTGCCGGAAAACATGGAGCTGGATACATGGAACAATCTGTATGTGTATTTGGAATATAAGGTGGGGGATTTGTTTGGCCGGCCGTCGATGGAAGTCGAAGTGGGGACGAGGATCTACCGATTCCGGCCAGACTCTCTCTCGTTGACGGACGAAATACAACAGATTCAATGCGGGGAACCGGGAATCACCCACATTGATTTAAAAAACACGTTTGATGTATCGGTGAAGCAAAATGTGTATTTGTGCATTCGACTGCGTTTATAAAATGTCTATCATATATATAACATGGAAAGTGGCAGAATGATGTTATTGCATTCCGTGATTATCGGTTTCGTTTTGTATTTGTTTATGGTTTTTGTATTAGGGCAAAAATCAGTGGTTGCCGAAAACCGAAGTATATTGATTGCGGCATTCGTATTGATTTACATGATTCTGTTTGGACACGGTATCCCGAGGACAATCAATAAAGATCTATTTTAGTAGAATGCTCGGAAAAAGAAATAATGTGTTTTTTTACATGAAAAAACATATTATTGGTTAGATTATATTACTTACTTCTTGACTACCTTCTTTACTACCTTCTTGGCCACGGGTTCTGCTGCGACTGCTACAGCAGCAGCAGCTGCTACTACGGGTACCGGCTCTGGAGCTTGGACCTGTACAGGCTCTGGCTCCTCATTATCGCTATCCTCGACCTGAGTATCAATGACCGCAGTGATCGCTTCCGGCTCCTTATGTTCCACGACCTCACTCTCGTCGATTTGCTGGGTCTGGATGGTGGCCAACTCTTCCTTCGAAAGCTGGATGTGGCACTTACCATACACACTCACGACTTGCTTGGGCTTGACCACACACTGAATCAGCTTCCAAGTTAAGCCCCAGCCCTTTCCGCCGATCCAAATACCGCCGCATTGTAAGACACACGCCACACTACTCAACTTGGGCACCAAGTCAATGGGTGTGATATTAGGATTATCACAAGGGAACAGGGGGTTGTTCTGGGGATCATAAATCTCTACGGCCCAGCGACCATCGTAGTAAGGAACCTTCGCGCGAATAGAAGGCGGCTTGGAGAAATCAATCTTCTTGGTTTCCTTGCTCTTGCTATACTTGATAAAGGGGAAGAAGGTGTGCTTCGCCACTTCGCGAGACATCTCTTCGCCCCACCAAACCTCGGAATGCTTCACGGCAGCATCGAGCACCTGGTTTTCGAACTCCTTCAGCTTTTGGAGGAATTCTCGGGTAGAAGGATTCGAATAATCTTCGTTCGGGAAATTGAGGGTCATACTGAATTTGCCATCGGATTCGCCCGTCTTTTCATCAATGAAATCGCTGATTCCCCAAGTCATGAGAAGGGGAGTCGAAATATGTAGCGACCGGTTGGTCTGGCCACTAATGATATTGATCGACTTGCCGCCACGTTCATTGACTTTGGGCTGCATAAACTTGACTTGAGTAGGGTTCCATTCATTGACGGAGACAACAAGGGGAGAAGACTTTGCGGAGTTGTTTGACATTTTGAGTTCGAGTTTGAGTGCTTGTTTTAAAAGAGGGGGGGGGATAAGACCGGGGGGTTATAGTATACTAAGTGGTGTGTCTTTAAGCATTTTTCCTTTCAATTTTTTCATAAAGGGTTGTAAATATCGTTCGACTCTTTTGATCCATGACATCGAGGATGGTCTCGAGAGATTTGACATTGACCGACGCCATGTTGTCCGTTTTCAAAAACCCAATCAAATCCAAGACCACCTTCATGCGTTCTTGTGTCCATTGGCCATTGAGTTCCTGGATCAAGGCAGGAGTGTAGAGAGATGACATGGTGTCTTTCCGAAAGAGTTTGTCGGAAGGCAGTTCGTCTACATGATGCGAAATCAAGACATGGAAATAGTTCAAACATAACTGAATGATGGCGCTCGACTTGTAGGTTTCCATCAATCTCTCAAGACCCCGTTGGGCAGAGACAAACAAGGCGCGTATTCTCTCGCGATTCTTGTCTTGCGACTTGGAGAGAAACGTCGTACAAGCAATTTGAATCGGATTGTACATGTATTGCAAGTCGGTCTTGGTTGCCTGATACACGTACCGGCAGAGACTTTGGAAGGGTCCAGGCTCTTGAAACGAGAGAACGTTTTGCGCAATACATATTTTCGTCCCCACCGGTTTGTTGCTGAGAATGGCCAGTTTGACAATGACGGAAAAAGGGTCTAGACGGTATTCGGAATGGTCTTGCTGTAGTAAAATCGATGTATCGGGAACCGGCATGCAAGATTGAATGGAAAGACAATGACTTTTACGTTTATGTGTATTTATGGAAAACACACATAAAATCCTTACTATAGTTATAATAAAAAATACCTCCGTACTTTTCAGAACGATGCAGGTTTTTTCGAAGCCAGTTTTAGAATCTTATTATGACACGATGTCTAAATGTGTGTCTCCCATCACCTACACTTCCTATCAAAGGAATCCCCACTGTTTGTTTTCTCGCAACGTCTCCGAATTAAAAGCGTGCATTCGCACTCTTTCCACCAAATCTTACCGTATCCATATGAATGGGAAAAAGAAAGACCTCATGGACCGTATAGTTGATTTTTTCACCAAAACAAGTAAAGCCGTCAAAATTCAGGCATGTTTCCGCGGATTCTTGTATAAACGCACCTATGCGTTACGAGGTCCGGCTAGGTCCAATGTACGTCTTTGCGTGAACGAGACGGATTTTTATACATTGGATCCGCTGAATGAAATGGACCCGCGCCATTTTTTCAGTTACCGAGACGAAAAAGGGTTCGTCTATGGGTTCGACATTTTCTCACTGGTCAACCTTTTTAAACGGGAACATCGGATTGTGAATCCGTACAATCGAGAGACGGTAAGTATTTCCGTTTTATCGCAAATCGTAAGCCTCTTCCAGAAGGTAGTTATTTTATTTCCTGAATCGAAAAACGAGAAAACATTGCAAATTCCTTCCATGGCGGTGCCCCCTGCAAGGATGGATAACCGGCATAGAATAAGAGACATCTTTCTCTCGATGGATGAATTGGGAAACTACACCAACATGGAGTGGTTTCAATCGATGGACAAACTTCAGTATGCCCGGTTCTATGAGTATTATTATATTTGGTGGAATCGCGGATTTGGATTATCCGAAGAAACGAAACGGCAGATATGTGCCGCATCGAATCCATTTAGCGATATTCGCACCCGGTCTTTTTACGAATTGACGAGAGAAGACTACCAGACGGCCTGTTTGGATTTGATGGAGCATATGGTGTATACAGGACGAGACACGGATTCAAAACGTTTAGGGACTTTGCACGTCCTCTCGATATTGACGCTTGTTTCAGAAATGGCGAGAGAAGCCATGCCTTGGTTGTACGATTCGATCCGAGAAACCAGTCGGTTGTATATTTAGGGGAGTTTCGGGAAAGGGCGAAGGGATCTAGCTCGATCGTCCGAGCGGTTTATTCTTTTGCTGCGTTAAACTACTTAAAAAATACACTTATTATACTGTATAACAGTCGTCCACCATGGTTCGCAGTACTAAGCCCGTTTCTACCCCCGCCGTTGTTGCTCCCGCTTCCGTTACCCCTTCTTCCGTTGTTGAGAAGAAGGCCTCCAAGAAGGCTACCAAGACCGAGACCCCCATTGAGGTTGCCCCTGTGGCTCCCGTGGTTGCTCCCATCGTCGCCGCCCCCGCCACCGAGACCATTGTCTCCGAGGTGGAGGTCATTTCCTCCGAGGTGAAGCTCACTGAGATTGACGCCAAGATCCAGCAGATCGGCTCCATCCTCTCCACCTTGAAGTCCGATTTCAAGGTTCTCCGCAAGAGTGTTGCCCGCGAGAAGAAGCTCGCCGAGAAGTCCAAGGGCAAGAACGCCAAGCGCTCTTCCGGCAACCGCAAGCCCTCCGGTTTCATCAAGCCTACCCGCATCAGTGACGAGCTCGCTGTGTTCTTGGGCAAGGACGCTGGCACCGAGATGGCCAGAACCGATGTCAGCAAGGAGATCAACTCCTACATTGTCGCCAACAACTTGAAGGACAAGACCAACGGCCGCATCATCCACCCCGATGCCAAGCTCACTGCCCTTCTCAAGATCACCACTGGCAACGAGCTCACCTTCTTTAACTTGCAGAGCTACATGAAGCACCACTTCATCAAGGCTGTCCCTGCCGTGGTTGCTTAAATGCACCATCCCTGGGTTAAATGCACCATCCTTGGGTTAAATGCACCATCCTTGGGTTAAATGCACCATCCTTGGGTTA